CCCGTACAAGTGCTTGCGATTCTGCTCACGTTGTCGTGCGAGTAGATGTTCCCGGGCGCAAGAAGGACACCGGAGGAATTGATACTTCCCATTCGCATGGGCCGCCAGCGGCCGAGCGCATTGACGACAGAAACGGGCCATGTGTTCAAGATCCTCGGGTGTTCAGGGGGAATGAACAGGGGCCCCGGCCGAACGCCGGAGCCCCCGTGACAGACTACGCGATGGCCAATTCGACGGCGCACTCCGGACGGAGGATGCCGAGGCCCTGGGCGATCGCGATGCTCGTGAGCCGGCCGCTTCCGACTGGAAGCAGACGCCCGCGGTGTTGGAGAAGTCGCCGTAGTAGACGTTCCCCTGCTCGGACGCGCCACCGGCGGACGTGCCGAAGTCGGCGTCGCCCGAGGTGATGTTCGTCGAGGGCAGGTGGTTCGTCGGGACGAGCATGAAGCCCGCGCAGAAGTACAGCTTCGCCTTGGCGTAGTCGCCGTTCGCCTGCGACAGGTCGCCGTTGATGAGCGGGTAGCCCACGGTGGCCTGGGTGACGGTCGGGCTGGTCGCCGCGATCGAGACCGAGGGGTCACGGATCAGGTTGGCGTGCTGGTCCCAGGTGATGACCGCGAAGCGCCCGTCTTCCGGGACGTCCTTGTGGTCCATGTCGACCTTCGCCGCGAACAGGGCGTTCGCGAGGGCCACGCCGCTCGTCTTCATGGCCGCGTCGACCACGACCGAACCGCCGTTGAGGCCGGTGATCGTCGCCGAGGCGCGGGCCGCGAGGATGAGGGTGTGGATGGCGAGGCGGTCGCTCATGACGGCCACGGCGCGACCGAGCTCCCGGGCGTACGGCCCGCGGACTTCCCACTCGCTCATCGCCTCGTCGAGGTCGTAGATGGTGACGGCGCTCATCAGCATCGAGTCGATGTTGATGACGCGCTCGGCGCCGGCGATCTGCGAGAGGAGGTTGTTCGCCGTGTCGGAGATGTCCTTGCCGGCGGAGTGGAAGAAGGCCACGGCGCGGCCGAGGACCTGGAAGCCCGCGGACTTGCCGCTGGCGATGCTGCGCTGGCGCACAAGCGGCGCCACGCGGTTCATCTGGACGAAGGTCGCGAGGACCTCGCCGGAGAACTTCTTGTAGAAGAGGGCGCGGTCCGAACCGGAGAGGTTCGTTTGACCGGGGCGGGAGAAGTCGGTATCCGACATGATGCGTTGCGGTCCGTCGGTGCCATTACAGCACGGAGGGGGACCGTTCCTTTATTGCGAGAGGCTGAGGTGGGGTGCGGCCTCGCTTCCCTACGCATCGACGCTCCATGGCTTCCGAGTGTCCGGCGAACCGGGTCGGGTGGAACGTGCGAGCTTCGGTCTGCTTCGCTGCTGGCCCTGCCCCGCACGTTGCGGAACAGGGTGTGAGGCGGGCTCGCTCAAGCTCTTGTGAGCGAGCGAGCCCTGGGATCTGCGTCGGAGGGGTTACGCCGATCCGTTCGGACGGCCGCCGAGGAATCCCCGTGCGGCGACCTTGATGAGTTGCCAGGCATTCTTCACGATCGCGGGCATGTGCGCCCACGACCGGACGACCATGAAGATCGCGGCCCCGAGGACCAGGATGCCCCACGGGAATGACCCGGTCGCGGCGCCGCCGGCGAGGGCCCGGTGCGGCGTGCAGAAGAGGCCGCCGATCCAGCCGAAGACGCCGGCGACGGCCAGGCCGACCCAGCCGGACACGCCGAGGAGGATGCTGGCGAGGCCGCCGAGGGCCGCGCCGCCCGCCTCGCCCGCGTGGTCCTTGGCAGCCTGGGCGGCGGCACAGGACGTGGCCGCGGCGATGAGGACGCCCGTGGAGGCGGCCGCGAGGATGGTCTTGACGAGAGAGCGCACTAGTACTTCCCCGCCTTGATCGAGGCGTCGATCATCTTCTCGACGGTCGCCCGGAAGGCCGGGTCGCTGTTGTACCGCGGGTCGGCCTGGGCCCTGACCTGCTCGGCCATCGAGGCGAACATGCGAACGCCAGTGGCGCCTGCGGGCGCCCCGCCCGAGAGGCGCGTCGGCGCGGCGCGCTCGGTCGGCGCGGTCTGTCCGCCGCCCGAGAGCTCGTACCGGGCCTTGAGGCCCTGGACGGCCATGGCGACGATCTCCGGGTTGCCGCTATTCACGGCCGCGTTGTAGCTGGCCTGGTCCGCGGCCGGGAGGGTCGCGCCCGCCCACTCGCTCATGGCCTTGTACTTCTCGGCCCCGCCGGCGAGGGTCATGAACCGGTTCATCTGGCCGTCGCGGATGGCCTGCAGGCCGGCGACGTGCTGGTCGATCAGACCGTCCGTCACGCCCTTGGCGCGGAGCGCGCGCCGGCTGCCGTCGGACAGGGAGCCCGACCCGACGACCTCCTGCATGTAGCCCTGGAGGTCCTGCTCGGTCACGAGGACCTTGTCGTCAGCCTTGCCGGACATCTTCGCACGGAGTTCCTGGTGCGCCTTCGCGAGGTCCTCCATGGTCTTGTACTCGGGCGGGAGCCACGCCGGTCGGTCCGCGGTCTGGGTGAGCGCCAGGGACCGGGGCGCGGAGGCGGGCGCGGCGGCCGGAGCGGATGTCGGCTCTTGTGCGGGAGTGCCGACATTCTCTGCCGGCGGAGCGGACGGAGCGGGCGCGGGGGTGATCGGACTGCCGACGATGAACGAGGTCTCGGACATGGACTATTGCCCTCCCTGGGCGGGTTGCTGTTGCTGCTGTTGCTGGTCGGCCTGCGCGGCCACTCGGTCCCGCAGGGCGCCGGCGATCTGGCCGGCCGCGGGGCCCGTGGCCTGCTGGATCATCTGGGCGCGCTGGGCGTCCTGCTGCTCCTGCTGGAGTTGCTCCTTCGTCTTCACGAGGCCCTCCGTGCGGATGCCGGCTGCGGTCAGGTACCGGAGGGTGACCTCCAGGCCGTCGCAGTACGACGCGGCCGCGTTCGGGAAGACCGTGTTCAGGCCCGTGAAGGCCTGCGTCAGGCGGCCGAGGTCGTTCCCGCGCCCGAGGGCGTCGATGCCCGTCACGATGGACGGCTTGACGATGTCCTCGGGGATCGGCGGGAGGCGCTTCTGCACCTTCATCCGCCGCGCGACGAGCTTGATCAGGGGAAGTTGGAGTTCCTTCGACGACAGGGTGTAGACCCCGCCGAGGCCCTCTTCGAGCTCCTGGGCCATGAAGCGGATCTCCTCCGCCGTCACGCGCTCGGCCTGGCGCTGGACGCTGGAGGACATCTGGAACGCCTGGGCCAGGCGGGACTCGATGTTCTTCGCGGTGTTGCCGGCGACCTGGAAGTCGGAGGTCTTCAAGACCTGGGCGAACGTGACGTCCTCGGCGCGGCCGGGCATCCACTGGCCGTTCGCGGCCCCGCTGATCTCGTTGATGTTCGTGAGACCGGCCGGGTTGACGAGCGGGATGACGCGCGCGCTCGCGGCCGCGCCCTCGACGATCGACTGGGCCAGGCCCTCGTCGGACATGAGATCGCCGACGAACTCGTGGACGTAGCTGTCCGAGTAGTCCTGGCCGCTGTTCACGGACACGCGCAGGGCGAGGTACTCGAACTCGTCCGGGCGGAGGTTCTCCTCGCGCGAGTTCGGGACCTCGCACCCTTCGAGCTCCTGGTAGACGCACCACGTCCCGCCGTCCGGGACCTCGACGTTCTTCGCGTCGAACTTGGGCGTGTACTGGGCGCACGTGTACAGGTCGTAGTACGGGTCGCTGGAGCCCGTGGCCTCGACGCCGTCGCTGGCGCCCTTGAGCGGCCGGAGCGGGAGGGGCACGTCTGCCTCGGTGAGGCGCTCGTGCGTGATGATCTCCAGGACCCGGCCGGTCGAGTGCTGCCGGCGGACGACGTACTGGTCGAGGTGGAAGACGCGCGTCGCGTTCACGCCGTACTGGATCAGGGCGTTGCCGGCGACGACCAGATGCCGCATGGCCTCGTAGAGGGACACGCGGAAGCCCGTGGTTTCGAGCTCCGTGAGGATGGCCTCGGACGCCTTCACGAGGTTCTGTTCGACCTGCTGGCGGGCGTCGTTCTTGTCGCCCGGCATCTTCACGCCCGTCAACTGTTCGAGCACGTACGGCTCGACCTTGAACTGGAAGAAGGGCGCGTTCGGGGGCATGACCGTCATGGTCAACTTGGCCGCGAGGCTGTTCACGCCGAAGGCGCCCATCGACTGGAAGGGCGTCGGGAGGTCCGTCGCGAAGTTGTACCCGGCGTCGACCACGAGGCTCGGGATCGTGAGCTTCGAGCACAGGCGCGCGCGTCGGAGGTACGGGTCCCGGATCTGGGCCAGGCGCTCGTACTTGGACCGCAGCGACTCGGCCGGCGGTTGGCTCTCGGTCGCTTGGACCGGGACGTTCTCTGATCCGCCGACGTCGTACATAGGGCTCCTAGGTTTGGTCCGTGATTTCAGTGTCCACGGTGACGTGGACCGAGAGTGGGTCGCCGATGACGCCGGAAGAGGCGGCCGTGTAGGTGACCTGGAGGGACTGGTGCGTCACGGACGCGACGATGGTCGAGGAACAGTCGGTCGACGTCCGCTCGTTCCGCGCTTGTGCGTTGGTCGCGGAGGGATTGAAGAGGGTCGTCCGGGAGCCGGCGCTCATGTTCTGGTCGGTGCGCACGGGCACGCGGAAGAACAACGTGTTGCTGTTGCCGGCGCTGGCGGCGATGACCTGGGCCGTGAACAGGAATCGACCGGGCAGGCCACCGTTCTGTGCGGGCGCCGTGTCGATGGGGAACGTCTTGTAGTAGAAGCGTTCGCACATCTGGAGTTCGCGGTCGAACGTGCGGGGCATGTAGACGCGCTCGTCCTCGCCCTCGTTCAGCATGACTTCGGACAGGTGGACCACGTCGTTCGCGACCGGCTGGTTGTCCGTCCAGATCATCACGATGATGTTATGGAAGTTCGTCGGCAGGACGAACGTGGCCGAGTACTGGGTCCACGAGGAGCCGAGGACGGCCTTCGCGGCCGTGCCGACGATCGTGGCGTTCGCGTTGACCTTCGCTGCCTGGATGGCGGTGATGTTCGTACCGAACGTCGGGTCGACCGTGGCCGCGTTGAAGGCGGAGACGAACGTGGTCGGCATGACGTCGACCGTGCCGGACGTGGTCAGGTAGTACAGGCCGAACCGGAGCGTGTGCGAGCCGGTGCCGTTCTTGGCCTTGAGCGAGAGGCGCATCGTCCGGCCGTGGTACGGCTGGCACGTCTTCGACTCGATCGGCTGCGAGAGGACGAACTTCCCGGTGCTCGTGATCTTCTTGAACGCGCCGTACGTCTTCGCGGTCAGGCCGGTCTCGGGCGTGCCGGCGACGTCGATGCGCTGGAACTGCATCGAGGCGTTCTCGTTCGTCATGCCCCAGCGGTCCGCGCCGTAGACGCGGTTCGACGTGGCCGAGTACGTGGTCAGGGTCGCGGCGACCTGGCGGCGGGCGAACATGAAC